GGCTTCTTTTTTGTTAGGGAATCCCTAACACGACATGCACAAAAGTGCAGACGAAAAAAAAACCCCAGACCGTGTGGTCCGGGGCAAAAACGCGGGCGAAAAAAAACCCCAGACCGTGTGGTCCGGGGTTCAAGAATGTTAGGGAATCCCTAACATCAAATTGCGTAAATCGCTTCGTTCAGGGCCGCGATCATTGCGACCGGATCGCAAATCCCTGAATCCTCTTTTTTCTGAATATCGTCAATCATTTGTTGGATTTGCGCTTCGATTCGTTCAGCGAATGTTTTACGCTCATTCGCTCCCTTTTCTTGACGCTTAAGCATGGCCCGACGAATATCCTTGATCTTGGAATTGATTTGCTGGCTCCAATAGCGTTTATCGCTTTTCTGAACCTCATTCAGTTTGCTGGTGTCGGTTTCCAACAGAGTCTGAACTGTAGTACTAAACCCCATGACGACTGCAGGTTTGAGAACCCCATCGAAGAACTGACGGTCTTGACCTTTCTTCGGCGCGACCAAGTGATCAGGTGTCACGCCGTCAGCGATCAGGGAATCGATGACCTTTTTCTTGGCGCGATCAGTTTCAAGAGACTTCGCAACATATCCCTTAATACCGGCAAGGGAAGCGTCAGACAGAGCGGGAGCGAACGAAGGTACGTATGTTGCCATGATGGATTCTCCAAGGTTGGCAAGTTAGTGTTAGGGAATCCCTAACACAGCACAGCGTCGCTGTGCATGTAATTAGTTATACGGAAACTCGCCCACAATGGCTCCCCATTTCGCCGATATATTTTCGTTCTACTTCACGGTACGATCCGACCTCGGCGCTCGGCTGGTCGAGCCGAATGGGTGGGCTGGCAGACCCACCGGAGGGGTATCACCCCCTTTACAGCATAGGGTCCACCCCCCGCGCAGACGTACTATTTCAGAAGAACGAAGACCTACTTTCTGAAATTACCCCCGAAGTCACCCCCTATCTACCCCCCTTCTTAGAAACACCCCCCTACCAAAAATATACCCCTTGCAAAAAATTTTTTATTATGTTATATCTGCGATACCGGCTGCTATAGCTTGCGATTTATGCTTATAACCCCTGACATCGGCGTAGAGATTACGCCCGAAATAAATTTTTCCAACCTGCAAGACCTTGCGGAATTCGGTGCTAACACTGCTGAATTGCTGCATAAGAATGGGTTGGAGCTAGATTCTAAGCCAGAGCACGCCGAGATAGCTGCTCAGATTGCTACTGCTTACGCCGCAGATCCTATGGGTACTGCCAAGCAGATCACCCCATCGCGTGCAGCATCCCTGCCCCCTGCTGTCTTAATACAAACACGCGACATACTTGATACTTTTGGGCGTGCAGTCGTGAGGCAAGCCGTTGAAGTACGTCATCTTGTTACCAACAAACTCATCCTTGAGTCGGAAAACCCCGATCCGAAGGTGCGAATCCGCGCCTTGGAGCTTTTGGGCAAGATTTCGGATGTGGGTCTGTTCACTGAACGTACGGAAATAACTGTAACCCACCAATCTACGGACGATCTACGCACCAAGCTGCGGGAGAAGTTCAATCGGCTCAAGGAAGTCGAGGACGCCAAGGTGATTTCGCCCTTGGAACTAGAATTGGATGAGGAATTGGGTCTAAATGGGTGACCTTGTGTTCTCAGACGAGGAAGTTGACGAGCTTCTGGCGCGTTTGGACGAGTTTTCCGAGGAAGAACAGACCGAAATCCTGCAAATTGCGGACACTCTGAGCACCCGCAAGCATGTGCAATCGTGCTATGACGACCTGATTGAGTTCTGTAAGCACATGCAGCCCGACTATAAGGTTGGGAAACACCACAGAATCCTTGCTAACTTGCTGATGCAGCTAGCAGACGGGTCAAAAGACCGTGTTTGCGTCAATATTCCGCCTCGCCACGGCAAAAGTCAGTTAGTTTCCATCTACTTTCCGGCTTGGTTCATCGGCAGACAACCTAATAAAAAGGTGCTGATGGTGTCCCACACCACGGATCTTGCCGTGGACTTCGGTCGGAAGGTGCGAAATATTATTGATACGGATGCCTACCGGCAAATATTTCCTACAGTTAACCTTGCTGCGGATAGCAAGTCAGCAGGTAGATGGAATACTAACGTGGGGGGTGAGTACTTTGCTTGCGGTGTAGGTTCGGCTTTGGCGGGTCGTGGAGCTGACTTACTACTAGTTGACGATCCGCATAACGAGCAGGACATCATCAACGGCAACCTCGATATCTTCGATAGGGCCTACGAGTGGTTCACTTTTGGTGCTAGAACGCGCCTGATGCCCGGGGGCCGTGTAGCTATTATACAAACCAGATGGCATTTAGACGATTTAACGGGTCGTGTCGTACGGGACATGACGCAAAACAGCGGGGCAGATCAGTACGAAGTGGTCGAATTCCCGGCAATTCTGGAAGTCAAGAACAAAAAAACGGGTGAAATCACTGAAAAAGCCTTATGGCCCGAGTTTTTTGACATGCCAGCACTACTGCGAACCAAGGCTTCTATGCCTGTTTTCCAGTGGAATGCCCAGTTTCAGCAGAATCCAACAGCCGAAGAAGCCGCTCTCGTTAAGCGGGAATGGTGGAATACGTGGGAGAAAGAGGACCCGCCAAGCTGTTCTTACCTAATTATGTCGCTAGATAGCGCGGCAGAAACTAATAACCGTGCCGACTTTACAGCCCTTACTACGTGGGGTGTATTTATTAACAAAGAGACGGATGCCCACAACATCATCCTGCTCAACTCAATCAAGAAGCGCGTCGAGTTCCCCGAGTTAAAAGAGTTGTGCTACCGGGAGTGGAAAGAATGGGAACCCGATGCATTCATCGTAGAGAAAAAATCTAGCGGTACGCAGTTGTACCAAGAGATAAGACGTACGGGTTTACCCATACAAGAGTTCACTCCACACCGTGGGACCGGCGACAAGATGGCGCGTCTAAACTCTGTAGCTGATATCATACGGTCAGGTTTAGTGTGGGTTCCTCAAACTCGTTGGGCGGAGGAATTAGTCGAAGAAGTCGCAGGTTTTCCGTTTGTTAGTAATGACGACTTGGTTGACTCCACCGTAATGGCATTGATGCGGTTTAGGCAGGGCGGGTTTATACGTCTGCCATCCGATGAGCAAGAAGAAGTTCGTTACTTTAAGTCCCGCCGTGGCGGCTATTATTAAAGGTAGGCTATGCCAGTAGATTCAATTGACAAAGGACCATATGCAGCACCTCAAGGTATTGAGGTTGAACTGGGAGGCATGGGAGGCATTTCCGATGACGATCTGGACAGCATGTTGGAGATTGAGATTGTCAATCCTGATATGGTTACTCTTGATGACGGCAGCGTCGAAATTACTTTAACCCCCGGTGACGATACTGCGGAAGGTGAGTTCGACGAGAATCTGGCGGAAACCCTAGAAGAAGGAGTACAGCAAACCCTAGCAAGCGAATTGATCGAGTTAATTGATGCGGATATTAACAACCGCAAAGACTGGGCAGATACGTTTGTTAAAGGTCTAGATGTACTTGGATTTAGGTACGAGGAGCGTACCGAGCCTTGGGAAGATGCGTGTGGCGCATTCTCTTCTGTGCTGGCAGAAGCTGCGATTCGGTTCCAAGCCGAGGCTATGTCGGAGACGTTCCCGTCAATGGGTCCGGTCAAGACCAAAGTCATGGGTCAGATTACACGTGAAAAGGAAGAAGCAGCAGGACGTGTAAAAGAAGACATGAACTATCAGTTAACCGAGCGCATGGTCGAGTACCGCCCAGAACATGAGCGGATGCTGTATGCCTTGGGTCTTGCTGGTTCAGCGTTCAAGAAAATTTATGTTGACCCCGCGTTGGGTCGGCAGGTGGCTATCTTCATCCCAGCAGAAGATATGTTAGTGCCATACGGCGCTTCTAATCTTGAGTCAGCAGAGCGGATCACGCACGTGATGCGTAAAACTGAGAATGAAATCAAGCGGTTACAAGCTAACGGGTTCTACCGCGAGGTGGACTTGGGTGAGCCGCAGTCATTCCCATCTGACATTGAGAAAAAGAAAGCCGAGGAAGGTGGGTATTCGCTGACCGATGACGACCGCTACACAATTTACGAGGTCCATGCCGACTTGGTGATTGAGGGCGTAGACGAGGACGAGATTGAGGATGGTAGCGATATCGGGGACGACGAGAGCGAAGATACCAAACCTAAAGATTCCGAGCAGTTAGCCAAGCCTTACGTAGTAACAATAGAGCGTGCCACCGAGAAGGTGCTATCTATTAGGCGCAACTGGGAGCCGAATGATCCCTTGCATCAGAAGCGTCAGCACTTTGTCCATTATGTCTATGTCCCCGGTTTTGGATTTTATGGACTTGGCCTGATCCACATTATCGGTGGATATTCCCGAGCGGGAACGTCACTGCTTCGCCAGCTTGTGGATGCGGGTACGTTGAGTAACCTGCCGGGGGGCTTGAAGGCCCGTGGTATGCGGGTTAAGGGCGACGATACGCCGATTGGCCCGGGCGAGTTCCGTGACGTGGATATCCCGAGCGGGGCAATTAAGGACAACATCATGATGTTGCCTTACAAGGAGCCAAGCCAAGTTCTGCTTGCGCTGATGACGCAGATCAACGAGGACGGTCGCAGACTTGGTGCGATATCAGATATGAATATATCGGATATGAGCGCACAGGCCCCGGTCGGAACAACTCTGGCTTTGCTGGAGCGCACACTCAAGCCAATGGCGGCGGTGCAAGCGCGGGTTCATTACGCGATGAAGCAAGAGTTTAAGCTCCTGAAAGAACTCATCCGAGACTATACGCCCGAGGCGTATAGCTACGACCCACAAGATACGACTA